GGCATCTGTGGGGGATGTTGACACACCCATCTTCCAGAATTATTTGCTTGTCTCAGATGCCAGCCGTTTTGTACTGGTGTTTGGCACAAATGACTATGGTAGTACTACCATAAACCCTATGCTGATCCGTTGGTCGGATCAAGAAAACCCATACGTATGGACACCGCAAATTACTAATCAAGCGGGTAGTTTGCAACTTTCTCACGGTTCATCCATCATTACCGCTGTCCAGTCCCGTCAAGAGATTGTGGTATTCACGGACTCGTCCATTTATTCGCTCCAGTATGTTGGGCCACCTTTTGTCTGGACTGCCCAACTGATTGCCGACAACACATCTATCGTTGGCCCAAATGCGGCTGTTATCGCTTCCGGTGCGGTGTACTGGATGGCTGTTGATAAGTTCTATAAATACGATGGCCGTGTGGAGACACTGAATTGCGACTTGCGCCGCTATGTTTTTAGTGATTTTAATTTTTCACAGCCCCAACAAGTTTACGCAAGTACCAATGAAGGCTTTAATGAAGTCTGGTGGTTTTACTGTTCGGCAAACGCAACTACAAGCGACCGCTATGTGGTCTATAACTATCTAGAAAATGTATGGTATTACGGCAGTATGGGTCGTTCGGCTTGGCTGGACTCTGGCTTACTACCCCGCCCTATTGCGGCTACATACGACAGCGAATTGGTGCAGCACGAAGATGGTGTAGATGCTTATGTGCTGGGTACGAAGACCGCTTTGACTGCAAACATTTCTTCTTCTGAGTTTGATATTGGGGATGGTAACAACTTTGGCTATGTATGGCGTGTTGTTCCTGACTTGACGTTTGATGGTTCATCTTCTAGCCCTACACCTAAAGTGACAATGACGCTGTACCCCATGCAAAGCTCGGGGTCTGGCACGGGAACTCCGGCTGCGGCAACTGTAACCAAAGGCTCTAATTACGTTATTACTGAAGAGTTCACGGGGATTATCTATACCCGCGCGCGTGGTCGTCAGATGATTTTTAAGATTTCATCAGATCAACTTGGCACAACATGGCAACTTGGCGCACCTAGAATTGACGTGCGTCCTGATGGGCGTAGATAAATGACAATGTTGCAAAACCGCTCAGCTCCAAATATTCCGCAAGCCCCAAAGGAGTATGACCAGTCGTACATGAATGCGTTGAGTAACGTGATTCGGTTGTTCTTTAACACCATTAATACGGTTCAACAACTGAACTTGGCGGCGTTAAACCTTGATATACGCACACTACCCACCGATGCGGATTATCTTAATTTGCGTTATGGGGATGTATACAGGGATACGCAAGGTGGGACTTTACATGATGGAACTAATGTATTGCGTATTAAAGTGCCGGGCAGTATGTTTGGAGTTTCCGCTTCTGGCAGTGTTGGTTCTGTAGGCGGCACAATAACTCGCAGCTTGACAGGCGTTTCTGGGGCCGGAAGAGTTGGCACAGTCACCCATTAACATTGATATTAAATACTCAACATGATACGATCCAACAACCCATATTTCAAAGGCAAATATGAATATACTTGAACGTGCAACAAGAGCCAGCACATACTCAGACGCGCTAAGAGACCCGGGCACTGCAGTTAAAAATATTGCGTCCGACCCCGCCTTTGGTTTAGTGGCAGGAGCTATGTTGGGTATGCCTGAGTTTGGTGGGTTTTCGGCTTTACAAGCTGGAGCGATAGCCGGCGGCATTTCTGCTTTAGCTACTGGTAGCTTACAAAAAGGTTTAATGACTGGTTTAAGCGCCTATGGTGGCGCTGGGTTGGGTCAGGCTTTTTCTAACGCTGGTCAGGCGGCAATTGAGCAAGGAGCGTTAAATCAGTCTGCGGCAGAAAGCGCTCGCTTGGGTATGTCGCAGGCACCTTTTGCACAAGCAGCGGCTAATGCTGGCGCACAAGCATCTGCGTTAGACAAACTCAGTGCCGGTTTTGGCGCAGCTACAAGTTCTTCCGATGCGGCATTGCGGTTTGCTAAGGATAATTACGGCAAAGCTCTCATGGCCGCAGGCCCCATACTGGCCGATCAGATGGTGGCGACAAAAACACCGTTGCCAACAGCCGGTTCTCTTTCGGGCCCTAGTTATATCCGTCCATACAGCATGACCCGTAAAGTTCGTCAGCCAGAGCCAGGCATTGGCTCACGGGAGCAAAATTGGTTTGATACCACATGGGAGAGAGGCGAGCCCTATAAAGCAGCGAATGGCGGTATTGTTGCCCTTGCCGGTGGCGGCATGACTTCCCAAGATGCCTATGATTTCTTGATGGGCAAGAAGAGTGATACAGGCTCTGTAGTTAACACTGTTACTCAAGCGCCCACGTACGAAGGGCACTACGAGTTTGATACGGCAACAGGTACAAGCCGGTTCGTGCCAGCGCGTACGGACATGACTCCAGCGATAAAACCTGTTACTTCAACTATTACGCCCTCTACGACTACAACGAATGCCGCTGGGATTACTACACTTGTTCGGGGCGCTGGCGATGTCACAGGCCAAAACCAAGCAAAAACAAATGCGTTTTTTGACAACATGACGCCCGAGCAACAGGCGGATCATCAAGCGCAACTGGCAATGATTGACCAAGGTTTAACTCCTATGGCAATCAAATTTTTAAAAAACCTAAAAGATCAATTTCTTTACAAAACAAAAGATGAGCCACTTGCGCCTGTAGTAGATATGAGTACAGGGTTTGGCGGCGAAGGCGAAGGCGATGGCCCTGCTGGTTCTGTAAGTGTTGGCGGACTAAGCCCGGCTTCCGGCGATGCCAGCGCTCCCGGCGGCGTGGGTGACAGCCCTGGTGGTATTGGTATTGGCGGTGATGGTGGTGGTGGCGGTGATGGCGGTATTGGCGGTATTGGTATTGGCGGTGGTGGTGTTGGTAGTGGTGGTGATGGTGGTGGTGTTGGTGGTGTTGGTAGTGGTGATGGTGGTGGTGTTGGTGTTGGTGGTGTTGGAAGTGGTGGAAGTGGTGGCAGTGGTGGTGGTGGTGGTGGTGGGTGTTTTCTTACAACTGCGGCTGTTGAACACATGGGGCAAGCTGATGATGGTGAAGTCCTAAATACCTTCCGTAAGTTCCGCGATGGTTGGATGCGTAAAAGCAAAGAACACCGCAAAGATATTGATTGGTATTATAGTAACGCGCCAAAGATTGTTGACTCATTAGATAGCAGTCCTGACAGCGGCAAGTTGTACAAAGATTTGTACAAGAACTACATCATGCCAGCGTATAAAGCCATTAAAACTGGCGACATGAAACACGCCTATGCAAAGTACAAAGAAATGGTCAACCATGCGGAAGACATTTCTGGTATAAACAAAAAAGAACTTACCCCTCGTAAAGGTTTTATGGCTGCTGGTGGCATGCCTATGGCTACCGGCGGTATTTCTGATGTTGCTTACAACCTTGGCTCTTACTCGGATGGCGGTCGCCTCTTACGCGGCCCCGGAGATGGCGTGTCTGACTCTATTCCTGCCACTATTGGCAAAGATCAACCTGCACGTTTAGCTGACGGTGAATTTGTTGTACCTGCACGTATAGTTTCTGAAATAGGCAACGGATCAACCGAAGCTGGTGCACGTAAGTTGTACGCAATGATGGACAGAATTCAGGCCGCGCGTAAAAAGACCATTGGCAAAGACAAGGTAGCCGCAAACACTAAAACAGACAAGTACCTTCCCGCTTAAGGAATTGACATGGCAGATCCAACACAAGTAATAAACACGACAACCTCGATCCCAGACTACGCTCGACCTTATGTTGAGCAAATGCTGGGCATGACCGCCGGCGCTCTCTATGACTACGAGAAAAATGCTGAAGGTAAGATGATTTATCGAGACGCAGGCGGTAAGGAAGTCGCTGCGGGCACTCCCGGTGCAATGCCAACCCCTTTAGGCCTTAAGCCCTATGAAAAATATACCGGCGACAGAACCGCAATATTTAACCCCTTACAAGAGCAAGCATTCGCCGGCGCAAAAAATCTTGGAGCTAACGCATATTCCACAGGAGCTGCCACAGGTTTACAGGGGCTGGCCCAATTAGCGGGGCAAACCAGCTATGCCCCATCAAGTTTTAATTACACGCAAGTAGGTGCGCCAACTTTACAAAATTATCAAATGACTAGGCCTGCTGATGTTGCAGCGCAACAGGTTAATGCGGGAACAATTAATGCGGCCCAGATGATGGGGCCTGCTAACGTATCTGGATTTGGTGGGGGCACTACCGCAGCATCTACAAAGTCATTTACTGATCCCGATATGGCGTCTAGGTATATGTCCCCATATATGCAAAGTGTGGTGGATATTCAAACGCGGGAGGCCCAACGCCAAGCAGATATAGCAAAAACACAGCGCGGCGCTCAAGCTGCAATTTCAGGGGCATTTGGTGGCTCTCGCCAAGCCATTATGGAAGCCGAAGCTGCACGGAATCTTGCCCAACAAAAAGGCGACATTACTGCCAAAGGGCAGCAAGACGCTTACCAACAAGCCATGCAGCAATTTAACGCCGAGCAAGGCTACGGTCTTACCGCGCAGCAAACTAACTTGCAAGCAGCGTTACAGTCCGCTCTAGCCAACCAACAAACGGGGCTGTCTGTAGGTATACAAAACTTAAACGCTGATCAACAAGCAAGAGTACAAAACGTTGCCAACCAGCTACAAGCATCAGGGATGAATGCACAACAAGCTTTGCAAGCAGCCTTGGCAAATCAGCAAACGGCATATAACGTAGGTTCTCAAAACCTAGCGGCAAATCTTGGTGTGCAGCAACTTGGTGCAGGTCTAAGTATGCAAGCACAGCTTGCCAACCAAGCAGCCAATCAACAGACGCAGCAGTTGGGCGAACAATCTAAACAGTTTGGGGCAGGGCTTGGCCTTCAAGGTCTACAAGCGGGTATGCAGGGATATCAAAACCTTGCAAATGTTGGGCAAAACCTATATGGCCAAAACATTAGCAACATAAACACACAGGCACAGCTTGGCGGACAGCAACAGCAGCAAGCACAGAATATATTAAATCAGCAATACCAAGACTTCATTACGCAAAAACAAGAACCGTTTCAGCAACTGGCTTTTCAGTCCAATATATTGCGTGGTGTGCCATTAGGCCAAGGTACACAGACGGTTTACCAAGCTCCACCAAGCACGCTTTCTCAAGTGGCAGGCGCTGGATTGTCTCTTGTAGGTTTAGGCAATTTGTTTGGCGGAAAAGGCAATGCTAAGGGCGGCAGTATTAAAGAGAAAAAGGGCAAGTCTGCTGGACTGCCTGCTCTCGTACTTTCAAAGATGGGATAAGAGGCGGCTATGTATACATCCACACAACGGGGAACATCAGGCATTAGCTCTGGCAGTATCGACGCTTTGCGCGTCCAGCTAATGAAGATGAATGCGCAGCAGTTGCAAGCGTTTGCAACAGCCAACCAAGACGATGCTATTAAGCTTAGCCTTGCCGCCGAAGCGGATAAGTACAAGAAGCAACACGGGCAAGAGGCTCTGGCGTTGCTGTCAGGCCAACAGCAAAAACCTCCTATTGCTCAGCAAATCCTGCAAAGCATTGGCCAACCTCCACAGCAACCTCAACAACAACCTCAACAGCCCATGCCCCCTCAAATGGCACAGGCTCCCCAAGGTATGCCACCCCAACAAATGGCGCAGGCCCCACAAGAAATGCCACCACAACGCATGGCATACGGCGGCGATGTGGTAGTACCCGAAGATCAAGGTATTGCTACGCTTCCAGTGAGCAATATGGACTTTGCTGAAGGCGGCATCATTGGGTATGCTGATGGCGGCAATGTGCCTAGATATGCTGGCGGTACTTTAGTAGATCAGATTGAAGCGGCTAACCAGATGTCGCTGAGAAATACCGGTTTTCCGTTATCGCCTGCCCAACGCGCACGTCTTGAGCAAACCATTAAATCTAACATTGCCGCAGAAGCTAGCGCTCGAGAGGCTGGGAAAGCAGGGCGTCAATTTAACCCTGGTTCATATGGACTTCAGGCAGATCCTGCACCTGCTACCGCCCCTGCTGCTACATCTGCTTTGCCACCTAGCGCCACACAAGTAATGTCGGGCCTTCCTACCGTTGTTAGTTCGCCAGTAGCCCCATCTGCACCTAAGCCGGCTGCTGAGCCAGGTTTACCCTCAATTGTTCCAACAAAATTTGAGCGCACAAATCTTCCAGCCTCAAACGTTGCAGAGACGCTTGCGCTGTACGACCGTTCAATGCCTGCAA